CTCACCCTCCCTCCGTTAACTGTTTACTTTTCCCTTGACAGTCGGGTTAACTTCTGGTAATGGTCGAAGCATGCCGTTCGCACGTAAGAAAGACTCCAAAGTCGGAAAGCCCGTTAGCTTGACGCAGATACTTCGGGAGATCTTGGCCGAGGAGGATCCGAGTCATCCTGGTCGGACTCGCGGTGAGGCGTTTATGCGGATCGCGCTGAATGCAGCCGTGAAGGCTTTCCAGAAGGGAAACTTCAGTTTCTTCATTGAGGTCTGGAACCGGGTTGACGGGAAAGTGGCCGATAAGCTGGAGACAAAGTTTACCGACTCCTGGGAGATATCGTTGGAAACGAATGGTGAGAAAAAGATATCGGCCGACCTTGCGAAAGAAAAACGTGGAGCGATCGAAAACCCGTATGCGCCAGCGCTCAAGATCGAACCGGTCAAGATAACCGCGCCGTCGCCCAAGCGGCCACAAGTCCCAGGGCGAATTCGGCCGGGACAAAGGCGCGCGGTTATTCGGTCTAAACCGCTGCGGGTCGATCTTGTTCCAGAGTCCGACGACAAGCCGCCCGACAAGCCGGAAACCGGAAAACCGGAAGAATGAGCCGAAAAACGGCAATTCCGACCAGAGATCCGACCACGAAGGGGCCCAAAAAGGCCATTTGCCCGAGAAGGCCCCTAACGGCGCGTCTGACGGCACCAAGGCCCGACCCATACCAAGACATAGGCCAAGGGGAGAAGTGCCGAGAATGGCCCGCTGTCGGCCGTCTGAGAGCAAGTGAGCCCGAAAACCTAAATTTCGAATTTTCGGATAGGGTTCCCCGGTCCGCATCTTCTACCCTCATCCTTTCCTTAAGGTTTTTTAATGTTACGCCTGAAGCGTCATTGTAAGGTATCGCCGAAGCAGCGGGAGTTTTTGGAGAGTCCTGCTGTGAGGAGAGCATACATAGGTGGGAGGGGTAGTGGCAAGACATGGGCAGGTTGTTTGGCGTCCTTGATAGAGTTGGGTAGGCATCGTTGTCATGGGGCGGTGGTGGCACCGACGTACGTGATGGTTCAGGACGTGATATTGCCGACGTTTCGGGAGTTGGCGGGGCCGGTGATAGAGGGTTTTAACAAGGCGTCTTTGAGGATCGACTTTTTGAATGGGAGTTCGGTGATATTTCGTTCGGCGGACAGGCCGGACAGGTTGAGGGGTTTGAACCTGAGTTTCTTTTGGTTGGACGAAGCGGCATTGTGTGACTCGTATGTGTGGAGGGTGTTGGTTGCCACGTTGCGGGAGAGGGGGGAGAGTGGAAGGGCGTGGATCACGACGACGCCGAGGGGGAAGAGTCACTGGATATACCGGTTGAAGGAGAACGCGTTAAGCGAGGACTGGCATTTTGTACATGCCTCGATGTTTGACAACCCGTTTTTGAGTGAGGACTTCAAGGAGGCGGTGAAGCGGGAGTATGGGGTGGGTTGGTTTGGGAGGCAGGAGATAGCCGGGGAGTTTGTGGACCCCGAGGGGGCGTTATTTCAGAGGGATTGGTTTGTTGTTACAAACGGGGTACCCGATGAATTTGTGCAAGTGACCCGGGGGTGGGATTTAGCGGTGAGCACCAGGGCCAGTTCTGATTACACCTGTGGGGTTAAGGTTGGCGTTACTCGTGAGGGTGACGTGTGGGTGTTGGATGTAGTGAGGGGGAAGTGGGAGTGGCCGGACGCCCGCAAGAGGATCATTGTCACCGCCCAGGAGGACGGCCCGGCTTGTCATATCGCGGTAGAGAAGAACGCATTTCAACTAGCGGCTCTCCAGGAGCTTTGGAGGGAACCTGAGCTTGTGGGGTTCGCGATACGTCCCGTTGAGAGGCTCAAGGATAAACTTTCTACCGCGTTGCCGCTTGCTTCACGCGCTCAGAACGGACAGGTCTACGTAAGGCGTGCATGGTGGACCGAGGGGTTCCTGGATGAAATGTGCTCTTTCGATGGGTCTGGAAGATTACATGACGATCAGGTGGACGCGACCGTGAATGCCGCGGGGATTCAACCGCCGTCTTCACCTTTGGAGATTGACGTATGGTAAACCTTTTTCGGCGTCTCTTCGGCAAACGACGTTTCGGTTCTTCCGCCGAACGGAAGTTTTATACGCCGTACCAGAGAGACTGGGCGCTTGCCCGCTTGAATATTCCCGATAAACCGCTTGAGCAACCTTACGCTCAACACGCATGGGTTTACGCCTGTATACGATCCATTGCGACCCGCGTTGCTTCCGTCCCCTTTGTTCTCTATCAAGGCACCAGCCAGGACCCGCGTAAGATCGAAGATGGAGACCTTTACGAGATCTTCAACCGGCCGAACCCCTACTGGACCCGATACCACCTCTGGGAAGCGACCGCCACGTATCTCATGCTCCAAGGGAACGCTCTTTGGGTAATGGAACGCACGCACCCCTCACAACCTCCCACCGGGATCTACGTCTTCGGGAAAGAAAACTTCAAGCCCGTTTTCCGCAAGGGTACCCGAGAAATAGACCACTGGGACTTCCGGGTGCAGAGTACAAACCAGACTATCCGCCTCGAACCCTTCCAGGTGGCATGGTTCCTGATCTTCAACCCCTACTCCGAGTTCTGGGGTATGGCCCCCATGGAAGCCGCTCGCGCCGGCGCGGAACAAGACTGGCTCGCCCAACTCATGAACCGCTCTTTCTTCGAGAACTCCTGCACCCCGGGCGGCGTCCTGAAAATAAACCACCCCACCACCGGAGACCAGATAAAACAGTACCGCACCCAGTTTGAAAGTAAATACATGGGGACCCGGAAGTCGTTCCGGCTGCTCGTTCTTCCGCACGACATAGAATACGACCCCATAAGAATTTCTTATATCGACATGCAGTTTGTGGAACAGCGCAAGATGAGCCGTGAAGAGATCTGCGCCGTGTTCCATGTCCCCCCGTCGGAAATAGGCGTCTTCGATCGTGTCCACAAAGCCGTAGCGAAAGGCGTCCAACGTCAATACTGGGAAGGAACGATAAAGCCCATCCTGCGGCTCGTAGAGGATACGTTACGCGCTCAATTCTTCCTCCCCTACGACGGAGAAAAAACCTGGGGCGCCTTTGACTTCTCGAATATCGAAGCGTTGAAGGATGATGAAGACGCAAAGATCGAGAGAGCCGAAAAACTCTTCAAGATGGGCGTCCCCCTCAACACCATAAACGAAGTGCTCAACCTCGGCCTCCCGAAGATAGAAGGCGGAGATGTAGGGTATCTCCCCATGACTCTCTTTCCCGTTACCGACAGACCGAAAGTCGTCCCCTACACCCAGCCGCAAGAAGATGGGAAAGCCCTTCCCTTGTCCGTAAAGCCTCTCATTGAACCGCCGGTGGAACAGAGGACGATAAAGCCCGACTCCGCGGAACACAAAGAGATCATGGGGCCGTGGATTCAGAAAATGTCGCGGCCGGAAAAACTCTTCGCGGGAAAGATACGAACCTATCTCCAGAAGATACGGTCTTTCTTCCTCCTCATACTCGGAAAAGGACAAGAAGAGTTCGGAGAAGACGTCCTGAAATACCCGGAAAGCATGTTTGATCTTCCGAAAGAGTTCGACGACCGGCTCGCAAAGATGGCAAGCAAACATTATGAGAACGTAGCCCTTGCAATGGCTCCTCTCATTGAAGCGGACATCAACGGGATCGGCATTGCGTTTACTTTCGACCCGAAGCAACCCGATATAGCCGACTTCATGAAGACCAAAGTAATAAAGGTAGTGGAGAATATAAACGGAGGTCTCAGGGAACGTGTAAGAGCCGCAATAGTGAAAGCAAAAGAAGAAGGAGCCACATTCAGAGAGCTCCAGGAGTCGCTTGTTTCGCTTGTGGAAGGTGACCGCAAACGCGCTTTGCGGATCGCACGCACCGAAACCGCACAAGCAAGCAATGGACTTGAATACCAGAGCTTCCGGATCGCCGGTGTGAAATTGCACCAGTGGGTCGCCGCTCTGGACGAACGGACTCGGGACTCCCATTTGGAAATGATGAACCTCGGCCCGTGGCCTTTGGGAAAACAATTCCCGAACGGATGCATGTACCCCGGAGACGTGAACGGTCCTCCGGAAGAAGTGATTAACTGTAGGTGCAAGGCGATACCAGTTGAATAATGCAACTTCAGGATATACAGGCTTTGGCAGGTTTGCTTTTGCTCGTTGCGGCGATCATCGGCTCATGGGCCGAGATGCGGCTGAAGGTAAAGAGGCAGGAGGCGGAATTGCAAGCGCTTAAACGGAAATTCGATGGAGAGTGGTCGTCCATGCGCGGCCAATATGTTGAATGCCGGAGAGAACAAGATGGGCGTTTTCACCAGCTCCTCAAAGAGATCTCCGACAGTAACGGGAAGCTCTTCAAGGCCGTCGCCGAACTCAAAACACAGCTCGCAATTCAGACCCAGAAGCTCGACGACTTGATCAATTGGAAAAACAACGGAGGCTCAGATGGAAACTCGTGAATACGGAACCATTTACACGAAGGTCAAAAAAGCGGATGACGATACCCGTGTCGTGCGTTTCATCGGGACCACCGCCGTACGCGACCGCATGGGTGACGAGCTTCCTCTTTCCGGCTGGGACTTCAAGGCGTTCAAGAAGAACCCCGTCGTCCTCTGGGCTCACAATTACGCGGAGCCTCCGATCGGTCGCGCATTGAAGATAAAGAAAGAAGAGGTTGATGGAAAACAAGGCTGGGTTTTCGATGTGGAGTTCGCGCCCTATGAGGCGAACCCGAAAGCCGAACAGATCTACCAACTCGTGAAACGAGGATACCTCAACGCCGTTTCCGTAGGTTTTCAGAGCCACGCTTCCCAGTGGATCGACGAAGACGATGATGAACAGAAAGACAACGACAAACCGGATATCCGCCCGGGAAAGATCTTCAAGAAAAAAGAACTCCTTGAACTGAGCGTGGTGCCCGTTCCCGCGAACCCCGAGGCCCTCATTGCCGCAAAGCGCAAAGGAGAAGTCACCGTCCCGAAAGAGCTCGATGTCGCCCTCACCGAGTACTACGTCCAGAAAGCAAGCCAGGCGATAGAAAACACCAGAAAAATTCTTGACAGCTTCAAGGAGAAAGAACTGAAGGGCGCAATTCCATACTCCGTGCATGGCGACGGACCGAAAGCCGACGAGGGGACCAAATGGGACGCCGGCGCGGAAGTGAAAAAAGCCTCCGGAGACGCGAAGAAACTCCGGAAGATGCACGCCTGGGTGGACTCCGGAGCCGATAACTTCGACGCTTCCGAGCGAAAATGGTACAAGCTTCCCCACCACAAAGGAGACGGAAACCAAGCCGTTGTCTGGAGGGGAGTCGCCGCCGCTATGGCAACCCTTCTCGGAGGCCGCGGTGGAGTGGATATTCCCGACAAAGATCGCAAGGGCGTCTACAACCATCTCGCGGCACACTACAAGCAGTTTGGGAAAGAACCTCCGGAATTCAAAGAGTACACGGACGATGAACTGGAGGAAATGGCCGAACTCATTGAGGAAGACCTCCAGAAAGCCCTTTCCGATGTCGTCGAAA